GTGACTATATTACCCTATATGCTGAAGCTGATTTCCGTATTACGAGAACGGATGAAAAGCCTCAAGAACAACAGAAAGTAGCTACTACATCTGTTTTTTATAGGATTCGTAGACGTACCGGATTATCAACAGAGATGAGGTTAGTAGATTTGACGATGGCATCTTCTCAGAATATATTTAATATAGTAGCAATCAGAGAAGAGAATAAGGATTACATGATATTAGAATGTGTGAATTATGAGTATTGATGTAGTAGGATTAAAAATAGTTAATTCAAGGCTGAGTAAGTTAGGTAAGTTTATGACTAAGACTGAAAAGCGTAGAATTACTTTTGCTGCTGCTAATGCTTTAGTTCGGCCAGGTAGACAATCTACTCCTATTCGTTCTTTCCCAGACAAGTGGGGTCATCCGTTTGAAAATCCAAGATATGTCAAAAAGAAAGTAGTTGCAAAGTATGTTCCTGGTAATTTAAGAAAAGCATTTAGACGTATTCCACAAACTAATTTAAAGAAAACTGACAAATCTTTTGTTGGTGCGTTTATGGGTAAACAAGCGTTAGATGTATATGGTAAGAGTCCAGCGAGGTCTGATGGATATTATGCTCCAATGGCTTTTGGTAGAGGTAGTACAATTAAAGATTACATAAATAAAGTTCTAAAACCAGCAGTAAGTAAAGGAGGTAATAAGGCATTGCAGAATATGGAAAAGAAGGCATTAGATGTTTGGAGTAAAGCTAAAACAAGGTTAAACTTTAAGTAATGGACATAGGTAAAGTATTGTATAGCTTATTAAGTGCAGATTCTGCACTAACCACGTTGATGGGAACTAATAAGGTATATCCATCATTTGCTCCAGATAAGACTGAGTTCCCTTTTATTGTATATAAGACTAGAAGTGCTGATCCTATTGTAACTAAAAATGGCATTGCTGATAATGTCACTTTTATTGGTTATATAAACATATACAGTAAAAAGTACGATACATTAAGAGAGATAAGTGAAGCGGTAAAAAACGCAATAAATAATTATAATGGCACAGTTGAAGGTGTTACAGTTAAAAGAATTGGATATTTAGATGAGGAAGAGTTTTTTGATTTCGACATAGATGTCCATTTTTTAGAATTATCTTATAGAATTAAGTTAGAAAATTAAATTTTAAAATTATGCCAAGTACTGGATTTATAGATGGAACGTTGCTACGATTAACATTGAGTAGTACACAAGGTAGTGAGGTAGAAATATTTCACGCTACTGAATCCTCATTATCACTATCATTAGATGTAACTGATATTACTACAAAGGATAGTGGAAGTGGAGGATGGAGAGAAATCTTCCCTAAAACAAAATCTGCTACAATTTCATTTAGTGGTTTAGTTAGATATGATGAAACTGCAAGTGAAGATAACGTAAGTGGTTTATTAGATTATTTTGATGGTAAGACTTTGATTTATTGGGTAATGGCTACTTCAACGGCTGGAGATGTTCAGTTGAGTGGTGCTGGTTACATTACTGCATTGAATCAAACTGCTACTGCTGATACTGAAGTTGCTTTTGATGGAACAATTGAAGTAAGTGGAGCAGTAACTATTGGAACTGTAGCATAACAATTAAAATAAAAGACAGATGTACAAAGAACTAAAAATACCAGGCAGAACTCTTTATATCTCATTTAATCTTAGAGTAATCTTACAGTTTACAAAAGAATATGGAGGTAGTGAGGGTTCTGCCAATATTGACATACAAGATGTTATTAGTAAATGTGGATTAGAGGGTCAGATGAAGTTGTTTTGGATGGCATTGAAAGAGGGTCACAGAAAAGCAAAGAAAGATTTTGATATGGAGTTTGATCCTGATTTCTTTGACTTTATTGATGATAATCCAGATGTAATTGAAGAGATTGCAAAGTCATTTACTGAAAGTATGCCTCAAGTAAATGGAGAGCAAAAAAAAAGACAGAGGGCAGTCAAGAAGATATAAAAGTAACTATTGATTGGTTACAAAGAAAAGTCATGGGAGAGTTAGGTTGGGGATATACTGATTTTTACGAGGCAGACATGAGAAGTGCGATTAATGCTATAGTAGGTTATAATGACAGACGATTTGAAGAGGCTAAGTTAGCTTATGAAGTAAGTAGGTATAATGCAGCTTTACAAATTAGTGTACAGATGCCTAAAGGTAAGCACATTAAAGATCCAAAAGAGTTGGGAGAATTTAGTTGGGAGAAACCTAAAACAAAGAAAAAGAACCTAAGTAAAGAAGAGATTTCATCAATAATAAAAAAGATGGATTCTCCAAAGGTTGTTAAAAAAGACAAGTTAGATGGCAAACGGATTCAAGGATTTATTACTTCGGATAGGAATTGATACCAAGGCATTTAATGCTGAGATTAACAAAGTCCAACGCCAATTAACTAAATTTAGCAATCAAACACAAGCATTAGGTAAAGCACTCACTACAAATATAACATTACCACTTGGATTGGCTGGAGCAGCAGCAGTTAAGACTTTTGCTGACTTTGATAGACTAGAAAAGGGTTTAGATGTATTTGCAGCACAAGGAACAACTGGAGCAGAGGAGTTAGATAAGTTGTTAGATGTTGTCAAGGATGCAAGAACTACACTAGACTTAAAGAGTGCAGCAAGTGGAGCATTACAATTACAAGCAGTAGGTATTGAGGCAGATAAAGCCAGGAATATCATTAAACAGTTGGGTATTGCTGCTACTGTATCTGGATCAGAGATTGCAGACATTTCAGAAATTGTTAGACAGTTTGCACAGTCATTATCTTTAGGTAGGGTACTAGAAACAGATTTAAGGATTATCAAGCAAAGAATACCAGCAATTGGTAAGATTCTTAAAGATGAGTTTGGAACTGTTACTGCTGAAGGATTAAGAAGTGCTGGTGTGTCTGCTCAAGAATTTGTAGATAGGTTAGTTAAGAGTATTGAAACAAATACTGACTTCCAAAATGTACAGATTAGTGCTGCAAAAGCTATTGAAACATTTACTACTAACATACAGATTGCAGTAGCTGAACTTGGTAAGATTATTAGTGAGTCTATTGATTTAGTAGGCACATTAGATAAGATTAGTAATGGAGTTGCTCGATTAACAGTATTTCTAAAGTCACTAGATAGTGGAACTAAAGAAACGATTGTAAAGATTGCATTATTTGCTGCTTCTATTGGCCCAGTATTGTTGGGTATATCTGCGGTTATTAAGACTGGATTAATATTAAAGAATACTTTAGACTTTATAGGTGGAGGGTTTAGTAATTTATTAAAGTTTGTCGGTATAACTAAAATTGGTTTACTTAGAATAGTTGCTACATTTAGACAAGCTGGAGGTGCTGCACAAGCATTTGGGTTAGCATTACGCAATATTGCTTTACCTATTGCTGGGATAGTAGCAGTAGTAAGTATTGTAAAAAAGTTATTTAAAGACTACAATGTTGAATTAGATAGAGTTAATAGAACTCAAGACACATTAAATAAAGTACAATCAAAGACTGCTGATACTTTAAATGAAAGAACAGTAGAGGTAAAGGCTTTAATAAGTGCTATAAAGAATGAGAACACTACAGTAGCCAATAAAGAACGATTATTAAAAGAATTAAATTCTATAACTAATAATCAATTTAAAAGTGTAAGCATATTAAAGGGAGAAGTAGTTGGTTTAGACCAGGCTACAACTACATATACAGAAACTCTTAAAAAACAAATACAGACTGAAGTTGCTATTAATGAGATTAGAGAATTAGAAGCAAGAAAGGCAAGAATAGCAAAAGGAGATTTAGATGAGATAAATTTAAGTTTAGGAGATTATTTAAGGATTGGTGCATCAATAATAACTGGAGGGGGAATAGGTGGTGCATTTGAAGCTGGTGGTAGTGCTGCTAATAGAGCAACAGAAGAGATAGAGTCATTAGATGGTGCTATTAAAGCAGTATATGACAGTTTAGCTGATTTATATCAAACGCCAACACCAACAGAAAATGAAATAGTAAACGGTGCAGAGAATACTGCTAATGGCGTTAAAAGTATTTTTCAAAAGTTACAAGAGGAGTTAGCCAAGATAGATTATTTTGGAAAGTTGTTTGATAAGTCTGATTTAGAAATTGCTCAAGAAAAATTAAGTGCAATTAAATCTGCTTTATCTGAGGCTTATGATATTGAAGATCAATCACAAAGAGAGAATGCGTTAAAAAAGATAACTGAACAATTTGTCAAGCAAAAGGCTATTGTTGATGAGTTAAGTTTAGAGATAAATAACTATAAAAAAGTATTACAAGAATTAGCTGACATTGAATTTACTGCTCAAATAAAAGGGGATGACATAATCTCTACTATACAAAAGCAGTTAGAAGCAATAAAAGATGCTCAGATAAATATACCAGTAGAGTCTATTGACTTTTTGCAATTAGAAGATAAGTATGACGAGTTAGTTAAAAAACTACAAACAGAAGTAAAAACTTTTGTATTCGATGACTTGCAGAGAGATTTAGAAGAAGTAGACAAGAAAGCAATAAACTTTGCACTAACTGCTGAACAAATAAATGATATTCAGTTAGATAAGTTGTATTCTGCACTAGAGTTAGTAGTCGATACATTAGGAGAAGGAAGTGCAGAAGCAGAGTTTTTAAAAACTCAAATAATTGGATTAGGCGGTGCAAATGCAAAGATTAACCAAGAAGCCTACAAAAATTTAAACGGCTTCAATAAGTTTTTAGTAAGAAATGCAGATCAAATACAAAGTTATTTAACAAATGCTATTGATTCTTTTTCTAAGATAATTACAGAAGGATTTCAGATTAGAGAAGAGGCAAAAGCAAATCTTGCAGAAGCAAGAGAAGAGTTATTAAAACTAGAGAATAGTGGAACTGCTACGAGGGAACAATTACAAGCTGCGGAGGCTGCGGTTATTAGTTTAGCTAATACAGTTGCGACTAATGATTTGTTTAGCAATATTGGACGTGCAATAAAACAGTTAGTTGTTGAAATAGTAAAAGCAATTGCAAAAGCACTTATTTTAGCCACTCTTATGTCAATCATTTTCCCATCAGGTAGCGTTATTGGTGCTGCTATTGCTGGGCCAGGAGGTAATGTATTTAATGCAGTATTTAAGGGTGCTTTAGGATTTGCTGATGGTGGGTTAGTATATGGGCCAGTAAACGCATTGATTGGAGAAGGTAGCGGAACAAATAGAATGAACCCAGAAGTAGTTGCTCCATTAGATAAATTAAAGGGCATTTTAGCAGAAACTAATAGTGGAGGAGATATGGTTTTAACATCAAGATTAAGTGGGGCAGATTTATTATTGTCAGTTGAAAGAGCAAAAAGAAACAGAAGTAGATAATGGGTGTAAGACTACAAAGTACGTTTTATAGTGAAAGGCAACATGAGTATACTATAAGTATATATGATAGTCTTTACGTTGACACTCCATTAGAATTTGAATGTGTTGATTGTGTAATAAGATATGATTTTGATGGAGATGAAGATGATAGATTTAGTCCCATAGTTAGTAGCCAAGCTACAGTAAATATTATTATTAACACTACTGCATTAAATACATTTACTGAAGATTTATTAAATGCTCCAGAGGATCGTTTTTATATCTTAATCGAAGATGACGATACTCCTACAGAATTTAGATGGGTTGGATATATAGTGCCAGACTTAGTTGTACAACAAGATACTACTTTAGATATTGGCTACGAGTTCCAATTGACTGCAAAGGATGGATTTAATTGGTTAAAGACTGCGGATTATAGTAATGGTTTAAATGAGTATACTGGATATGCTACACTTTTAGAACATATATTAAATGCGTTAGACAAGTTGCCATTTTTAGATGAGATTTATGGAAGTAGTAACACTTATATTAAGTTCTTAATGACTTGGTATGAAAGGAATATGACTACTGGTATAATTGGAGCATATAATCCTTTAAACCATTTAAGAATACATCACAAAGCATTTAAGTGGAAAGATAGCAAAGGCAATGTTCATTATAGGTCATGTTATGACGTTTTAAAGTATATAGCAATTGCATTTGGAGGTAGATGGATTTTTAGTGGCAGATATGTTTATTTTGTTCAAATAAATGAATATGATACTGCTGAAGCGTCAAAGCCTTGGTGGAATATTATAAATGACCAAAATATAGCAATATACAATTTATTTGGAGAGCAATTAGTTATTGAGAATAATCAAAGCACACTTAATGACACAGAAATAATAAGAGAAGGTGGCGGTGTGTTTAAATATTTACCAGCATTAAAAGAAGTAAAAGTAAAGTACGAACATATAGGTACAAGAAACTTATTAGCTGGAGAGGAGTTTACTGACCAAATAGACCCATCTTTACAAAGAAAGATTTTATCTGATTTAGATCCTACACTTACAGAGGCGTTTTTAACAATTAGATATACTTTAAATTATGATAGTAAGTATCTAATAAATTCTGCACATACTGCTCATTATTTAGTGTTTGGATTTAAGATTATAGATGCTGGTTTAACTGAATTTGACTTTCCTACAAGGAACGAAGGTACTTACAAAAGAGAAGTTATATTTGATACTAATGGTAATTATGTATATCAACCAGCAGAGTGGACAACGGATCAAAATAATTACTACAAGATAGTTGTTCCAGTTCAATATGCTGACCAAAGGTATGTAGTAACAGATAGTTTTATTATTGACAATTTGCCTTATGCCTTAGGATATGGATTAGAATTTTATTTATTAGGTGCATATACATTAGATGGTTTTCCTTTATCTTTAGGTAAATTAGAAACTAATTATCGTGTTGACACATTGTATGGAGAGTATGTTTCTTTACAGTTCTTTGGGGAACAAAACGATATACTAGAATATAAAGCAGTTAATGACGAATATGCTACAAAGAAATATGAAACTACATCTATATTAGGAGATGGCCCTAACTTAAACAGTCCTGGCAGAATTGACGTATGGAA